AGCCCCACCAGCTCCGCCAGCGCGTGATACACGGGGTTGCCCGTGTCGCGGTTGCACAGGTAGGTCACGCCGCTCTGGCTGTAATACTTGCCCGCTTCCAGCGCCATGTTGCCGTTGTAGGGGATGGGGTCGTATTTGGTGCCGTCGTGCTGCTCGTCGATGCGGGTGTAGATGCTCTCCGTACCCGTGCCGGGTAGCCACGTCTCTTGCGCTGTGTGCGCTTGCAGCACCTTGTACAGATCACCGTTGTACACCAGCCTGTCACCGACTGCGTAGGCCGTGCCAGCCGTCCAGTCGGGGTAGTACGCCACCATGCGCAGCGCGGTCGCGTCGTCCACGGCCAGCGTGTTTCTTTGCGCCCGCACCATCATTTCTTGCACTTCGGCAAGAGACAGCGGACGATGCTTTTCTTCGGCAGCCGCGTGAGCCGCTGCTTCCTGCATGGCCGCGATCTCGTCGGCGGTCATGTCGCGGAGGATGCCGTTTTCACAAATTCTCATGTCACTTTCCTCCGCTTCCCAAATATCCAAATTTCACTATTTGCACCAATCTGCACAGCCCCGTTATTTGCACTTATCATTACGCAGCGTACTGCATCCATCACGTGCGTTTCGTACGCACCGTTGTTTAAAAAATCAAGTCTGTTTACGGCACCTGCGACGGATGCCGTTCCGGCAGTGGGCGCGCTCCACGTATCTGCCACCCAGTATTTTTTGTTGTTGATTGTGTAGTCTTTTGGTTTAAAGTAACCTGCATACACGGCAGGGTACCCTGCGGCTGTGTTGCTCCTGAGATTGGCGCTTGCAGCAATGAATGGCCAGTCGTAATGCACGGTGCTACCATTGATGCTGCTGTGAAGCCTGATTCTGATGTAGGCAGCGGCGTCGTCTTGGAGATACAATTGTGTGTAAATCTGGGCCTTCTCCAGCTCGAACGGCTCCCCGATGTCATCTGCGTTGATTCTGATTTCGTTGACGGCTTCGGCTGTCTTGATATGTTTGATTAACTCAAACGTCTCCGCAGGACCGTCTCCGCCTCCCGGCATATCCGCCGGACTCCACGCGGTCGGCACACCGGATGCGTCCACGGCGGCAATCTTGGCAATCTGGCCGACCGTCGCGCCGGTGATGTCCATGCCCGCGCCGTCCTTGCCCGGTGCACCGGCAGGGCCTTGCGGGCCAGCCGGGCCGTCAAACTCGCCGGAAGCCTTGGCCTGAGCAAGCGCTGCGTCCGTTGCGGCTTGCAGATCGGACTGGGAGATAGCTCCAACCTCTGCAGCGGAGTATGTTGGCTTGGTCTTAGCCTTTGCCCACTCCGGGACAGTCGGGTCGGTTTCCTCGATCGGGTGTGCTGCCAGATAATCAGCAACCGCCTTGGCGATGTCATCCGGGTCTACGCCACCCAGGCCCTTGATAAGCTCCATCAGCTGGTCGTACACGTCTGGCGTGGGGTTGGCGGGAGCGCCGCTGGCAGACCGCACGGACGACAGCGCCCGCAGGAGCGCCATGCGGCTGGTGTGAATGTCCCCGGCGTAGAGCCCGATCTGCACACATCCGGGCACAGGCACCGGGGGCAGATCCACGCTGTCACCGGTAAACACGGTGTCGGCGTAGGTGCTGTCCATGTAGATCACGCGCATGGTCTTGGTGTCGTATGCGCTCCACTCCTCGTCCAGGTCCCAGTGTACGATATAATCGCTGTTGTCGCACACAACGGTCGTCCCGGCGGTGCATACCGGGCGCTTATCGGTGACGGTAATGCTGATATCAGGCATGTAATACACTCCTTTATGCCGTCCTGCACCATGTGTACACGGCCAGGTACGGCGGCATATTGTTGTGGGCTTGGCCGCCGCAGTTGGACGTGGCCTTGCCCGTGTAAGCGTTGGCGGTGCCGCCTGGAGACACGATCTTGATGGCCCCGGTGCCGGTGGCGTCGCTCTGGCCCGTGTAATCGTAGCCGTGTGTGTGGTTTGCCATCTCCGCCGCCGTCAGGACGTGCTTTTCCTCGCCGCCGGTAGAGCCAGCCGCGTGGGAGTCGCCCGCTGCCAGCAGAAACCGGTCCTTGATCTGCTCCCAAGTGCCGCCAAACAGGTCCGCTGGAGACGTGGCATCCGCGGACTGGTAGATGCTGCCGACGGGGTGGAGGTAGTCCAGGAGGGACTTGCCGTCGAACAACACCGCCGCGGGACCGGGCAGCTTCAGGTGCTTGATGAGTCCGCCCACAATCAGCGTGGCCGCCTCGGTCAGATACTGGCCGATGGACAGACCGTCCACAGCCGGCGCCGTCCGGAACAGCACCTGCGCCGATGGCAGCACCACAATCAGGCTGGCTGTGCTGCCCAGTGCGTCGGTGACGGCTATGCACACTTCATAGACGGTGTCCACCGCGGCCGGGATGACGCCGTAGGCGCTGGGTGTATACTGCCCGGCGGCGTCCGGCACGGCCTGGGAGCTCCAGGTGTCCGCCCCCTGGGCCCGGTAGCGGATGACATAGGCGGCCGTGTTCTTGCCGGTCAGCGGCGCCACCGCGCCCACAAAGGACACCTTGGCGTGATCTCCGGCGGGGTTGTCCGTGCCGTCTGCATCGCAGCGGGCGGCGCTGATGGAGCGCACACCGGGCGCGGCGTAGGGCAGCACGGTGATGGTCCCTCGTAGGACGGTGGACAGCCCCCGGGAGTCTGTAACGGTGACGGCATAGGACACCGTGCCGGACTCCGGCAGCGCGCCAGTAGTGGCTGTATCCCCGGTGGCCGTCAGGCCGGAGATGGTCAGGGTATAGCCCTTGACCGTCGCCCCGTATTTCCCACTGGCCGTCGTGACGGCCTTTAGGCGGCTCTTGGTCTGCACGTACGCTCCATAGGTATCTGCATATCCCCCATCGTCCGAAAGCGCCACAGAGGCCGCAGGGGCCGCGCTGGCAGGCACGGATGCCGTAAAGCTATAAGACTGGCTGCCCAAGGCCGTATCACCGCTGTATGTGGTGATGGTCAGGGTACCCACGCCGGCAGCAGCATTGGGGATATCGTTGGCCAGTTCCAGGGGCGGCGTCCAGGTAATGGACGTCGCGCCCGTCTCTGCTGACACCACGCCGGAGTGGGTGCCCCAGGCGTATGTGATCCGGTGCGTGTAGCTGCTGTCCGCCTTGGTAACGGTCAGTGTGGCGGGGCTGCCCAGCGTCATAGACGGGACCGCCAAAGAGGATGCCCGGGGGATGGTAGGCAGCGTGACCTTGCCGGATACAGACAGAGACGCTGGCGTCCATTGAGAGGTAAAGCCGCTGTGCCACTCAGCGGACAGTGTTACCGTGGCGTCGCCCTTGGCATCGTGGTCCACGGTGATGGTCTTGGTGCCCAGATCGTACCAGCCCTTGGCGGTGTAGCTGTAGGGATGGTACACCTTGGTGCCCTGTAAGACGTAATAGCAGCTGTTGGCCGCCTGGTTATAGCTCTCGCCGGTGCCGTCGTAGATCTGCAGCGACAGGGCAATGGTGCTGCGGTTGTTGCTGCGGGATTGCTGGATGGTATACCCAAGCCACAGCTGCCAGCCGTATGTGGATTTGGAGCCGTACAGCTCACCCATTGGCATTCACCCCCCTCGCGCCGACCACGGAGCCGTCCGGGTGAACCCGGACCACCAGATTACCCAGATACAGGCACCCGGCGGTGGGGTCGTCCGGATCCATGGGCCGGATGTACAGCGACGGCGTATATACGCCCCGCTGGTTGATGGACAGCAGAGCCAGAGTCTCCCGGAGGATGTTTAGGCCCCGATTGTTGATCTGCACCTTTACGGGGTCCCCCTCGCTGCCCAGGAGCATGCCCATGGCTGCCGTGAAGCTCATGTACTGGGTCATTGTGTGGACGGTCTGGCGGATATCGCCGGTGGCGTCCTCCACCTGCTCGGTGATCTCCTCGGATACCTCCATGCGGATCTGATCCGGCAGAATGGCCAGAGTGGCATCCATGACCCGCTTGTAGCTCTCAAAATCCCCGATCTCCACATACTGTTCCAGCGCCGCCAGGAGGATCTGCCGGTCCGACTGTGAGATCTGCGTCATGCGTTCGGTGAGGATCTGCTGCACGGTGTTGATCCGCTCCTCAGTCTCCTGCCGTACCTCCTCCATGCCCTGGGATACGCGGTTGCGCTCGTCCTCCACGTCGCCGGTAAAGGTACGCCGCGTCCGGCCCATGGTGACGGTGGTCTGCGCCGGGTCCAAGAGATCAATGTGCATTTGCAGCAGAGGCATGGCCGCCCGGATGCCGTGGGGCGTGGTGGCCAGCATGGTATACCGGCCTACTCGCCAGGCGGCCACAGCGGCGTCTGTAACGTGGAGATCAATGGCCTTGCAGGTAATGGACTCATCCAGCGCCCAGCCGGAGGTAGCCAGCCGGGCCGCTGCGTAGGACTGGAGGTTTCCGGCTACAGTGACGTCCTGCCAGTCCGTTGGACCGGGACAGATCCAGCCGTACTTTGCCACACCGGCTCGGGACCAGACGTATGGGCCCTCCTTGACCAGGTCGGCCGTCAGGTCGCCGTCGGCCAGCTCCGTGATGGTCAGGCCGTCCTTGCCCACCGGCAGGATGGCGGTGTAGATGCCGGTGCCGGTGAGCTGGCGCTCCAGGTCCAGGAGATTCTGGCCGAACTGCACCGCCTGAGCGTTGGTCAGCGGCAGGTCCGCGTAATAATCCAGATAGTTTCCGTCCGCCTCGTACCGCATCAGGAGGTATCCACCCAGGGCGGAGCCGGTAAGGCGGGTGGTCATGGCCTCCATGGTGGTGAGATACTTGGTGGCGCTGCGGGCAATGTAGTTGTTGGCGTCCGTCACAGTGCAGGCGCCCGGCTTGATCTGCTGATCCGCAGATACCTTGGCATTGTGCTGGGCCAGAAACCAACGGAACAGGAAATCCACCACGTTGCCGTTGTTGGCAGCCGCCTGATAGCCCGCGTCCTCCGCGAAATCGTCCGGGTAAACAAACGGGGGAACGGTGGAATCGTTGAGCACCGCCATGACGCCCTCTGCCGTAACGTTGAGGCTGTTGCGGAAGTCGCCCACCTGGGAGGTAATGCGGCCCCGCCACACCACATACCGGCCCTGCAGCAGCTCCAGACCGGGCCGCATATAGGGCAGCTTGTCCCGGTAAGGATGATCCGGCGGCAGTGTGAACGCCATACTCCCGGCCTTGCCGGCGGTAAGGTCCACCGACGCCGCCGAGGCGCACAGCCGGTCCGTCTCGTTGGCGCCGCGCGGATCGTACAGGATGTAATCCCCGTAACGCAGCTGATAGCCAGCAAAGTCCTGCGCAGTCTCCTGGGGGTCCGTGCCACAGACGGCAAGCCCGGCAATAGCCTTACCGCATACCGCGCCAGTGTAGCTCATAGCGATGCCTCCTGATAGGTGACGGACACCGTGGTCCCGGCTGCGGCCGTGACGGCAAGGGAGTTGCTGCCGGCTGCCAGGCGGATATCCAGGCTACGATGGCTGCCGGCTGCCACCGCGATGTCCTTGCCGCCGAAGGTCAGCGTTGCAGCCGCCGACACCTCCACGGTTGGGACCACCGGCCGGCGCTCGTTGGCCAGGGTCAGGGACAGCGTGCCCGATTCGGGCACCGTCCCCGCAACCGTGGTAGGTGCAGCCTTGTAGCGGTACGGGTCGCAGGTAGCGGAGACGATAACCTGGGCGTGCGCCAGGTCGCTGTACTGCCGGGCTACCCGCACCCGGCCCCGGACATAGTGGTCCACGCCGTCCGGCAGGGTGATTTTCAGGGCCTTCCCGTCCAAGGCGTTGACCATGGTGTCAATGGCAGTCTCCCGGCTGTCTCGGGTGCCGTCCGAACACTCCAACGTGATAGACAGGGTCCGGGGGCTGTAGGCTACCTCCCCGCTGGGATACGGGCTCAGATCCAGCGCCCCGTCCATGCCGGGAACCTCCACCAGGTTCTCCCGCCAGGCGGGCGGATCCAGCGCGCATGCGCACAGGGTCCAGCCCTGGGTCGCCGTATCATATTCGCCGATAATCGCTTTTCGCGCCACGGGATCACCTCACATTTCTGCTGTTTTCGGTGCTGATCAGGCCCAGCCTCGCGTTTACGCGGTCCACGGTACCTCCCACGATCTGGTCGCCGTCCAGGGCAATAATCTGGCCGCGGTCGATGGCCGCCAGTATCAGATCCAGCTTGGCGGACAGGTCGCCCAAGGGCGTGCCGGGCGCCGTGGTGGCCGCCTGATAGGCAGCGACACGCGTCGCCTGGTCCTGCTGGGTAATGCGTTGCAGGGCCAGCGCGGGCATTTTGGCGGCTGCGTCGATGTTCAGGATTTTCTCGGCCAGGTCCTGGGTGTGGGCCAGGATGGGCTTCTCCGACTTCTCGGTACCTACCTCAGCGCCTGCCCAGATATCGCGGAACACACCCTCCATGCGCCGGGAGGGGCTGTGCGTCTGGGTCACGGCCCGCAGCCGCCGGAACATGCCGTTGGCAATACTCTCCGCCGTGTCGTACACGCTCTTGCGCTTGGACTCCATGCCCTTGACCATGCCGTCCCCTACGTCCTGGCCGAACTTGAGGGCTTTGCTGGGGGCCGTGCCGAGCTTTTTCCACAGTTCATCGGCGGCCTGCTCCGCCTCCAGCACCATAGACTCCGTGAACCCGGCTACGCCGTTTTCAAAGTTGGTGCGGAGGTATCGGGCATATACGTCCGCCTCCGTGGCGCTGCGGGCCATGGCGGAGGTAGACTTGTCGAGGGATGTCCCTACCGCGTCCGCCATAGCATCGTAAGCATAGCTTGTATCCGCCAGTATCTGCTCCACGCGCTCATAGTTGCCGCTCATGGCCGCCACGGCCGCCGCCTCATACTTCTGTTCCTCAGCCTTGCAGGCGCCGAAGTCCGCCGCGGACTGCAGCCATGCCTGGCGCTTGAGCTCCTCAATGCGCTGGGCCTCCCGCAGGGCGTTTTCAGCGGTGATCTGCTCCTGCAGACTGCCGCTCTCTCTGGCCTTAAGATTCCGCTCCACGGCCTCCGCTGTAAGCTCCATTTGGGCGCGGTAGTCTTTTTCGGCCAGCGCCAGGGCATCGTAGTATGCCTGATGGTTGGCCAGGGCGTTTTTGTAGGCGTCCTCGTTTACGCTCAGTAGGGCCTCGGCCCGCTTCGTCGCAATCAGCTCCTGCACGCTGGCCTTGAGATCGCTGTACGCCTGGATCTGGCCGCCTACCATCTTGTACTCCGTGCCCAGAGCATCGTTGAGTTCGCCCAAAATGAATGCGGCCCGGGCGCGATCCGCCTCGCGGACTTCGCCAGAGGCCCCAGCCAAGCGCATCAACTCACTTGCCAGGGCTTCCGTGTGATCGAACTGGGAGGTAATGCCGTTCATGGATTCCTTCACGGCTGCCTGCTGCTCCGCAAATGCGTCCGCTGCATCCCGGGCTGAATCGCACAGGGACTGCTCCTCGGCGCTCAGGGCGCTGACAGACTCAGCGGCCCGAGCTTGGGCATCGCTCAGAGCCGCCAACCCGGCGACGACGGCCGCGGCCCCGGCAATGGCCAGGGCCCACGGGGTTGCCGCCGTGGTCAGGTTCAGGAGCTTCTGGGCCTTCTCGGCCCCCAGGATGACCTTGGTCAGGTCGCTGGTGGCGATTTTCGCCACTGCGGCTCCGACCTTGTAGGTGCCCATGGCTGTGGCAAGGCCGGTGGCCACGCCGATGATCTGCGGGCCGTTCTTCAGTGCCCACTTGGAGACCTTCTCCAGCGCAGGAAGGAGCGTACTGCGGATGTACTTACTGACCCGCCGGATGGGCTGTTCCGCGCTCTGGAGCAGCTCCACGCCCAGTTCTTTCACGTCAGTGACGATGGGCTCCATCACCTTGCCGGACTGTGCCAAGGACGCCGTCCAGGCATCGTTGGCCTTGTTGGCCCGGATCACCTCGGCGTTGGTGCGCTTATACTGAGCGGCAGCGGACTTATACAGGCCGGAGAGGGTGCCGGTGATCAGCGCCTGGCGCTCCTGCTCGTCGGAGCAGGCCGCCAGGGACTCGTTGAATTTATCCTCGGAAACTCCGGCCCAGTTCAGGGCGTCCGCCAGAAGGCCGGTGACCTGCCCCACCTTGGCCGTCTCGTTGGCGGCCTCGGTAAGGCCCTCAATGGGCAAAGAGTCACCAAAGGTGGCAAATACACCGGGTAGAATGTCCCCGGTCCAGGTGGCCAGGTCCTTGGCGTTATCCGTGAGCTTGGCCAGGTGGTTGGCCGCCTCAACGGCCTGGTCGCTTTCACCCAGCACGCCCACCAGCTCTTGATATGCCTCTTGGGCCTCTGCCGCGCTGTGGCCGTTGTCCGCGAAGGCTACGTCCAGCTTGGCCATGTTTGTGCGGTACTCCCGGGTGGCCTCGGCTGCCGCTGTCAGGGCGGCCACGGCAGCGGCAGCCGCAGCGGCCAGGACCTTCAAGCCCTTGTCGGCCACGTCATTGGCCTTGTCCTTCAGGGCATCCAGGTCCTTCTCGGCCAGGCCGGAGCGCTCCGCCAGCTCCTTGGTGCGCTGCTCGGCGGTCTTGGCTCCCTTGCCGAGGTTCTCCAGAGCCTCGTCCGTATCCTTGGCGGCGTCCTCGTATTCTTTCAGCTTGGCCTCGGTGGCCGTGATCTCCCGCTGGAATGTGCGGTAATGCTCTGCGGAAATCTCGCCGCGGGCAAACTGCTCCTGGACTTGATTTTCCGCCTCTTTGAGCGCGGCCAGCTTCTCGCGGGTAGCGCTGATGGCCTCGGAGAGGACCTGCTGCTTCTGCGCAAGCAGCTCCGTATTGGTCGGGTCCAGCTTGAGTAGCCGGTTAATGGCGTTCAGCTCCCCGGACAGGCTCTTACTCTTGGATTCGACGTTTTTCAGGGCCGCTCCCAGCTTGGTGGTATCGCCGCCGATCTCGACGGTAAGGCCCCGAATCAATTTGTTGGCCATGGATTATACCTCCTTGCTGCCGAACTGCCTACGCAGTGCGGCGCGATCCGGCCGCGTCTGCGTCATACGCCAGGCGTTGGCCAGGTACTCCTGGCCTGATTCCGTCTGCTCCAGGCGGGTAATGTACGCATCCCGCCGCAGGGCCAGATACCGGAGGTAATCCAGCTGGCCCACGGCGTCCAGGCTCAGACCGGCATAGCTGGCCACGAGCCTGTGCCACAGCGTGGGAACGCTATATCCGTGATCTCCCTTGGCATCGCCGGAAGGATACCAAGGGAGCATCAGTTTTTTCTTTCTGAGAGGCCGTTGATAAATTCCACATACCCGGCAAAAAATACGGCCATATCCTCCAGATCCAGATCATACTTGCCGGTCATGTCTGCCGGCTGGACGGTGATCCCGTCGCGGTTGCAGCTCATCAGCGCAGCTGCGATGGCATAAACGGCGCCCAGCGCGTTCTGGTCGCCGGTCCCGGCATCCGAGAGCAGCTCTCCTACCTTCTGGAGCTCGTCTACCAGCTCCACGGACGGAGGGATCAGCCGCAGCGCGGTGTCGCTGCCGCGCAGTTTTACGGTGAACGTGGGCTTCTGATATGCGGTAAAGTCAAGCATAGGTTTCCTCCTAAAGCAGCAGGGGCGGCACAGGGCCGCCCCTGCAGGATGAGCGTTAAGCGGACGCAATCTCCTCAAAGAGGAGCACCAGCGTGCCAGCAGTGTCGTGGGGCTTCGCCTTGAACTCGGGCTCGATCACCGTGCCGTTGTCCTTGGCAAAGGTGAGGGTAGCGCCGGCCGTGTTGCGGCCAACAATGACCACCCAGACGTCGCCGTCGATGGAATCGGGGCAGTGGAAGCAGAGCACATAATACTTGCCCTGGGCATTCCCGGCGCCGCCGATCTTGGTGGTCCGGAGGCCGGTGGCCTCGGACGACGTGCAACGGTCGATCAGGCTTTTGAGCGTGGCACCGTTCCAGGTGAGCAGGCCCAACTTCATAATGGCCTCCTCGTCGGTGGTGATGATCTTGGACACCAGGCCCAGATCGTCCTTCTCCTCATACGTCTCCTGGGTATACTCCAGCGACGCGCCGCCTTTGATGTAGCCCAGCAGGTTCGCATCCGCACACAGGGTGGTCAGGTCCTCTTTGGTGGCTGGAACCGTGTCAGTGTACTCCTTCAGGTAGGCGTAGCCAGAGCCAAGGGTAATGGTTTTCTTGTCGCGTTTGGCCATAGTTCAGATCCTCCTCTTCTCGACGTAATCAAAATCGTATATGACCTGGTACCGCTGCTCCGCCTGGAGCCAGTACCGGTCCTGCTTGTCCCAGGGGATGCCCCGGGCGTTCAGCTGTCCCTCCAGGGCAGCCTCCGCAGCGTCATCCGGCGCAGGCTCATAGAGCTCCACGGTGACGCTGTGGGCAAAAATGCAGTTGACCTGGTCGGCGCCGTCGGCGCTTATATCGTCGGTGTAGACCGCATAGGTGCCCTCTGCAGGCTGCGGGAACCGGGAGCGCCGGAACGGGATCCCGGCCGCGGTCAGGATGTCACTCGTCACCGCCCAGCACCCCCTCTACCCTGTGGAGATAGTCCGGGATCAGGCGGGACAGCGCACGCTCCAGAAAGGAATTGCCCTTGACGCGGCCCACGACGCGTCCGTTGCGGACCATATCGTGGCCATGGACCAGCAGGTGGGTCAGGCGGCCCTCCTTGCCACGGGCATACCAAATGAAACGATCTCCGGCCAGCCCGCGGACCCGGGTGGAGGTGATCGCCTTGCGGTAATCGCCCGACTCCTTCGGGGCCGTGCGCCGGGTCTCCTGAACCAAATCCTTCATGGTGGCCTCGCCCACGGCATTGATCTGGGCGGTGACGTCATCCGCATACAGCGTCAGCACCTGGCCCAGGGAGTCGGAGAGTTCCTCTGGCCTCACGCGGCTACTCATACATGCGCCCCCTGATCCGGAGGTACTGGTGCGCCTCCTTGTAGTCGTCGGTGTCCACCACCTTGAAGGTGTGTCCGGCATAGAGAACGCGGTACAGGTGCGGCGCATACACCAGCTTAGCCGCCGTGGGACCGTACCGGATATCGAAATCCATCACATACGGGTGCTGATCCGCTCCGGCATCGAAGGCCTGTCCGCCGCCGGTCTTGTTGACGCGGGCATGCAGCACGATCACGTCGGACCACGCCTCCGTGTCGGGGTCCTGCTGCTGAATGCGAATCCGCTTATTCAGCTCCCCGGGGTCAATGTACATAGCCGTCTCCTTATCCGCCGGTGCCCGAATCGGGCACCGGCTCGCTCTGTTTCAGCTGGTTCAGCAGCAGGCGGAAGCTCCGGTTTTCCGCGAAGGTGCCGGATACCTCCCGGGACCTGCGGTCCATGGCGTCTGCCACCAGATAATTGACGCACAGGTCATAGGCGGCCTTCCGCCCGGAGTCTGCGGGCTCGCTGACCCCCGCTGCGTCCATGTAGGCCGCTGCCGACAGATAGGCCTGCGTAAGCAGGAGCTCATCATCCGGCGACAGCTCGTCCATCCGGCAGTACGCCGCCAGCTCCGCGCGGCGCTCGTCGGTCAGCGCCGCCATCAGGAGCCAGACTTGGGCACGGTGGCCACCACAAAGCCCTTGTCGGCCACCAGGTTGCCACCGACGAATGCATCGCCCAGGATGGTCAGCAGGCGCTCCTGTGCCTTGTAGCTCTCGTCCACGCGGACGGTAAAGTCACCGAACAGGCCCAGCAGGTAGTTGGCAGGGCTGCCGTAGCACATGGTCTGGATGGCAGCAGAGCTGGAGGCGGTGGCGCCGTCCAGGCTGGTCAGGTCGGAGCAGATGGTATAGGGGATGACCACGCCGCCGTCCCTAATGATACCGACATTGGGGTTGCCCATGTCCGGCTCAATGGCAAACAGGCGCTGCTTTTCGTTGGTGCCGCGCAGCTTGCCGATGGCCTTCAGGTCCTGCTTGGTCAGCAGCAGCCGGGCGTTGGGTTCCAGGGCATCATCCGTGCCATAGGCAAAGTACAGGGTATCCAGCAGGTTCACGTCCACGGCGGACACGCCCTCCGTGGCATAGATGGCGCTGCCGGCCTTGTTGGTGGCAGTCTTGATGCCGTGCATGACGTGGGTCGTCTCGCCGTCGCCGTTGACGATCAGACCCGCCAGCTTGCGGCGCATGGCCTTCATGGCCATGCTGTACACCTTGGCGTAGTAATTGGCGGGAGTCAGCCGGGCCAGGTTCCGGTCGACAAAGGACGTGACCGTCATCTCGTAGGGCTTGATCTCAGCCACGCCGAAGGTGGGGTCCGTGCTGGCAGTGCGGGCAGAGCCCGGCTTGCTGGCCACCGTGTTTGCGTTGGCGGTCGGCTCGGAGATCACATAGGGCTCCTGATAAGCGCCCATGCCGCTCAGATCCTCCACGCGGACATGGTCCACAATGGAGCTGACAGCGCCGCCTACGATATCGTGGATATCGGTGCCCACCCCGGTGGGCTGCACCAGGGTGCCGGTGGCCAGGGTGATGGCCTTGCGGACCTCAATGGTGGAAAACTTGACCTCGCCGCCCTTCATCAAAACATTGCCGCGCTCCTGGGCCTTCTCGGCCTCCTCCCTGGCGTCCGGAGCTTTGGCCAGGAACTGGCGGTCCTGCTCATCGATGAGGGCCTTTACCTCGTTGATCTCTTTGTTGATGTTGCCGATGGCCGTCATTTTGGCGGTGTAGGCGTCATGGTCGCCGGACTTGTAGGCCGCTTCGGCCTCGGCCAGCATACCGGCACGCTTGGCCATCAGATCGTTCATCTTTCGTCTCATAACTTACCTCCTCAGAATCTGTTTTTTTCGATTTCCAGGGCGGCCGCAGCCGTCCAATCTTCCGCCGGGGGTGTCTGGGGCGGCTCGGCGCCGCCGTAGCGCTTGGATTTGATGGCACCCGCCGCAGGCTGCGCCGGGACGGCCACAAGACTCACTTCAAAGGCATCCGTAGCGCCGTCCAGGTCAAAGTGACAGGTCTGGCCGTCATACTCCCGGCCGGGCCAGTGCTCGCACAAGGTCGTCCGCTGGTCCGCGCCGCAGATGGAGCAGATGGCGTGGGCCACAGCACAGCCTACGCTGCACTCCCGCAGGATCCCCGCATCGATGGCGGTGATGGTGTCCGCGGTGGCAGCCGTGCGGGGCATGTAGCACCGCAGGACCAGGCACCTGGCGTCGCCGTCCGGCTCCACGCTGGCCGCATAGCACCGGGCCGTCTGCATGCCGGCGAGCCAGCTGTGGTCCCGCAGCACCGGGCGGCCCACATACAGGGCGGCCAGCTGCTCCAGGGTCGCGTCCGTGAAGCGCTCGTTGTCGCGGTCCACGCGGTTGTCGCAGGCCAGCAGCCGGAAGGTATACACTTCCTCGGCGGAAAACTCCCGCAGGGTCTGGGCGTTGATCAGAGCCAGCTCCTGAGCGTCCACGGCCTGCTTTTCCAGGCGGGCGGATTTTACGATCATTTCCACAGGTCATTCCTCCTTCCCAGCGGCAGCGCCGCCATTTCTTTTGCGGCTGAGCTCCTCCCACATGTCCAGAGGCACGTAGTTCAGGCTGGCTCGCCGGAGGTGCCCGCCGGGCACGTTGGGGATATCCTCCAGGGCGCAGATGTCGTCCGGGCAAAACACACTCAGCTCGGACATAGCCCGGTACCAAGCGGCCCGGGAGGCTGTGTCACCCTTGAGCTCGGCCATCATGTTGATCCGGATCTCGTACTTGCCCAGGTCTGTGGCCGTCAGCAGCTTGTAGGACTGCTCCTCCTCGTACTGAGTGATGATGGGATGCAGGGTGCCGGTCACATACTCGATGGCGTTCTGCTCGTTGGAGCCATACGCTTGTTTGCCCTCGTTGAGCTTATACAGGGGCACCCCAAAGTAGCGGGAGATGTCCACAATGGACATCTGCTTGTTTTCCACAAACTGCGCGTCCCGATTACTGGCCGCCAGGGGCTTGTAGTCCAGGCCCAGATCCAGGATAGCCACCCGGTGGGCGTTGCTGGGCCCCATATGGACCCGCTCCCACTGGCTGCGCAGCTGGTCCTTCAGGGACACCGGGGAGCCGTCGGGCCGGAATAGCGTTTTGCCATCCGGCCCCTTGGCGTAGCCGCCCAGGTCGGAATCCGTCTGGAGGACGCCGCTGGGCTGGCCGCCGTTGGCGTAATAGGCCAGGTCATACTGCTGAGCCGCCCGGGCGGTGGAGATCACCTCTCCGGCCCGGGCCAGGGTGCCGATGCCCTTGAGGCCGTTCCGGGTGGCGTTCCTGTAGTGACACACGTCCTCGCTCGGCAGCCGCATGGCCTCGCCGGTGACGGGATGTGTAACGTCGTACCAGACGCGCCCACCCATGTCCCGCCAGGGCTGCACCAGCTGCCAAGGTACCGGGATCAGTTCCCGGGGAAGGCCGGTTTTGGGGTCCCGGACGATCCAGTCGTAGGCATTGCCGCCCTCCAGGCGGCTGGTCTCCAGGACCTTTTTGCGCACAAAGGGCGTCATGGCCTCATTGGGCCGGTCATTCAGCAGGTACAAGATTTGGTGCGGTACCCGCTCCCGGGTGCTGCGCTGGATCACATAGGACGGCAGCTTGGCCACGCTGTCCGACAGTATCTCAATGCAGCGATCCACGGCGCTGAGGAGGCGGGACTCCTCGTCCGGGGCGCTGACGCCGGAGACGGTCAGCCCGGCCGTCGCCATCGTCTGCACCGTGACGGCCTTCCGAGTGGGAGACCGGGCGGTGGCGGCCCGCAGGCCCTTGATCATGCTCATGTGTCGTCACTCCTTTCGCCCAGCACATTCAGGACCACACCGGCAGCCAGCAGCACGCCGGCTGTGATGGATCCCGCCGGGGGATAGATCATCCATACGCCGCCTGCGATCAGCAGGCCCGCCAGGATCAGCAGCAGCTCCGGCAGAATCCGGCGCAGGGCGTTCCATACGCGTTCCATAGGCACCTCCTACAGTGAGTATCCCGGCGCGGCCACAGCTGCGGCCAGGTCCGGCTTTTGGCTCCGGGCGATCATCCACACCGCCATAACGATAATGCTGGCCACGGCGGCGTCTATGCGCCCGACAGAACGGTTTTTAACGGGTTTGCAGTTGCCGTTTCCGTCCACATAGTTCCGGACGTTGCCGAAGTTCCAGCGGAAGCAGGTGTTGTGGACATGGAGCAGCTGGTGCCGGGTCATCATGTCCTCGGTCTCCTTCATGGCCGGGGACATGTTCTTGAGGTCCTGGGGGACCTCGATGATATCCACGATGGGAGATAGCCGCTGGGTGATGGTGCGAGACAGATACGGGTCAAACCCCACCAATTTAAGATCGAACGTCTCCTTTGCCCAGCGGATCCGCTCCTCCACCATAGAGTAGTCGATAATGTCGCCCTCGCAGAGGGTCAGGAAGCCGGCGCGCTCCCAATCCCGGTACGGGACATGGTCGCGGCGCTCCGCCTCCTGGACTGTGCCGCGGGGTCGCCAGATAAACGGCCACAGCACGGCACAGTCAAGGCCCGGCTGCGGAGGAAACAGCAGGACGAAGGCCGTCAGGTCCTTCGAGGTGGACAGATCAACGCCGCCGTAGCAGGTAAGCCCTCGGAGCTTCTCCAGCCACTCGGCGCGGTCCGCCTGCTTGGACGGACCCCATTGCGTTTTGTCGTACAGGCTCAGGCTGATCCAGCCCACCGCCTTAACGGAGATCCACTGATTCAGCCGCAGCCAGCGGAACAGCTTCTCCGCCGCCTCGCTCTGGTGCGCGTCCTTGGCCTCCATCCGGATGTTCCGCAGCCGCAGATGCTTGCCCAGAGAGGGGTTGCACAGGTACCACAGACTCTCGTCCCAGATGTCGATCTGCTCCAGGTCGTCCGGGTCGTCCCCAAACATGGCGGTAAGGCCGTAGAGGATAGGCAGCCAGTTGGGCAGATCCCGCGCCAGCAGCGCGGCTTGAGCCTCCGCCATGTCGGCGTCCTCCACATGCCGCAGACTCAGCACGGCGCGCGGGTCTCCGCCCTCCGCCTGGATCCGGCGCAGCTGCCGGGCGTCCCGGACGGCTACCGCCTTCTCGTGGACCTCCCAGCCGATGGACGTGCGGTCCGGGTCGTCTCCGGCGGTGGTCAGCACGATCCACACCGGCTGCCTTCGGCCGGAGCCGGAACCGGCGGTCATGACGTCCCACAGGTCCCGGTTGGGCTGCGCGTGGAGCTCATCAAAGATCACGCAGCTGGGCTTATAGCCATGCTTGCTGTATGCCTCGCTGGACAGCACCCGCATCTCTCCGATCTTCACCCACTTGTACCCGCCGTTGCCGGTGCGGACCCGCCGCCGGTACACAATGCGCTTCTGGGAGTCGATGATCTTCAGCTCGCCCCGGGCGATCATCTTCGCCGTCCAGGGGGCGGATGAGGCCATGAATACGGCGGCGTTGAACACAATACCGGCGTTGTCCCGGTCGGCGGCGCAGATGTAAACCTCGGCGTTCAGCTCGCCGTCACCCAGGAGGTGATAAAGCCCCAGGGCCGCCGCCAGCTCACTCTTGCCGTTCTTCTTGCTGATCTCCAGGTACAGGTACCAGTACTGCCGGATCAGCTGCCCCGGATCGTCCGTGCCCGATTCGGGCACCACGGTGGAGTAGAACTCCATAATGGCGTCCCGCTGCCACGGGTACAGCCGGAAGGGCTTGCCGGTATCGGTGGTGGGCAGGCGCTCCACAAAGTCGCAGACGAACTGCCCGCGGTCGAACATGTTACACTACCTCCGTCACGGCCGCCGCCTGCCGCGCCTGAAGCCGCCGGGTAAACTCATCGTCCGGATCATCGGCGACAGGGGCGGAGGGCATCACCAGGCGGCAGCGGGCGGTAACGGTAAGGCCCAGATCGTTGGCGCAGTTACGGGCCTGCTTAAAGTAGCGGTCCTGGATGCGGCCCCACGCGTCGGCGTTGGTGACGTTACCATCACGGAGAGCAGCATTGGTGCGCCCGGTTGCCGCAAGGTACTGGTGATGGGCCACCAGATAGCGCCCCAGCGTATCGGCGTCCATGTCGGAGTACAGGCCAAGTGCAATAAGCTGCTTGCCAATCTTGCGATACTCCTTGCGCATGGTTTCCGGCAGCCACTTGGGCGGTGTTGCCTTCTGAGCAGGCGGCGCTTTCACCTCGCGGCTCCGGCGCTCATCCTCCTCGGCGCGGCTCAGGTGCTTACGCCCATTGGCCACGACAATATCGGTTGGTTGCCTTACGCCAGGCATCAGCGCACACCTCCAGTCAATCGAGCGATGATACTATCTCCATTTCTCTCGGAGATAGTTCCCACTTCTCCGGCGTAGCCTTCTCCGCCGCAGCCTTCTCCGCCGCAGCCTTCTCTGATAACAAAAATCCGCCGCCAAAAATGGCCTTTCCGAAATCTCGCTGTGCATCCAGCGCACGCACAAAAGACACTGCCGAGGCAGGGAGCCTCAGTGCCTGCCCGTGCTTAACGATATCAAAGTCGCCAACACTCAGCACATTCGGCGGATAACAGTACCTTGCAAGAGATACAGCCCGCTCAGCGCGGACATCAGCATCAGCCGCGGAGACGGCGTCAAACAGGTCGGGTGCCATCTCGATCTTGTATTGACCCATGTTGGTGACAAACGAGGTGTTGACCCGCGCCCCATTCTCGTAGGTGATCGAGCAGCAGGCGGGGAGGTAATTTGCCGCGCCGGCCGCTGAGCTGAACAGCGTAAGCGTTGGGGCAAACAGGAAGAAGCGGATTCCGCGTTCCATGTAAGTGCGGCAAATCTGCGAGAGAATCGAGAAAGGCGGATTGTCAATGACGACACAGCCATCCGGATAGTCGGCGTTTTCATAGTCACCGCCCGGAAAGAATGGGCGGACAATCGGAGCATCACCCAGAGAGTAGCGGCGCACGGCCCACGCGCGGACGGCCTCGTAGACCGGCTCCGGCGTGTAGCAGTCATCCGTTGTTTTCTTGGGCTTGAACTTGTCAACAAACGCTTGGTATTCCGAGTCATCGGTCGAACCGGGATCATCGGGACTGTCGGCGTGAGCGGCCTGGCCGGGTGCGGCGCGAGTGTGGCCGTTGACGTAAACGGAGCCTTCCGCCGAGATGTCAAATCCGGTAAGGCAGGTATCAAAGTCCGCAGCGGCTAAGCTCTCCAGCTCAATTTTCAGCAGCTCCTCGTCCCAGGACGCGCCCTCAGCCAGCCGGTTATCCGCCAGGATATACGCCTTACGCTGGGCCTCCGTCAGGCCGGATGCTACGACGCAGGGAACAGTTGGCATTCCCTCCGCCCTTGCGGCCTCGACCCGGCCATGCCCGGCAAGGATGTTGCAGTCCTCGTCAATGAGGACCGGGGCGACAAAGCCGAATTCTCGCAAGCTCGCCCGGATCTGGGATATCTGCGCCGCGCTGTGACGCTTAGCGTTGTTTGCGTACGGGACCAATGCGTCGACGGGGATCATGGTCAGAGCCTCCGCCGATACTCTCACGGTCCCGGGATTATTCTTGCTCATGTTCTCCTCCTCCCGCATAGGGAAAATATTTCGCGCGGAGGACCGGCGACGGTCTCTTGGCCCACCCCGGAAACTTCAGGACCCCGGGGGGAGGGCTGCAAGGAATCCGCCGCGCATGCGCTGTCCGCGTGCCCGCGCCCAAGCGTGCCCGATTCGGGCACATTTTGCCCGGGCAAATCGGCGGTTATTTTTGCCGCATTTCCGCCAGGGTTTTGCGGCTGTGGCACGAATGGCACAGGGATTGCAGGTTGCCACGGTCCGTGAACCGCTGCCAGTCGCCCTTGTGGGGCTGGATGTGGTCCACGTCTGTGGCTCGGGTGCGGACGCCGTGACGGGCGCACTCCCGGCAGTATGGCTCCCGCAGGAGCTGGCCGGGGCGAAGATCGTCGGTCCACTCCGGCGTCAGGTACAGCCGGTGCCAGGCAGCGCTTTCCGCGCTGCGCTGCGATTTGGGCTTGTGAGCGGAGCAGTAGCCGTCCGACACCAGGACGCAGCAGCCTGGATGCCGGCACGGTCTCAGCGGTTTTTGGCTCAGGGCTATCACCTCCTGGCAAAACAAAAACGCCGGAGACCATGACTACCCTCGCAGGGGTATCTGTCATGGGCTCCGGCGTTCAACGCTCTGGCCTCGTTCGATATGCAGGATGATCTCAGACTTGCAGTCCCGGCAGAAAACCGGGAGGCAGTCGGCGTGGGTATCGGGGTACACATGCAGCAGCCGGCGGTTGCGCCGGCAGACGGGGCATGTCACCCATCCGTTCACTACGACCAGTTTACCACTGGCTGCATTTTTTTGCAAGGCTTTTCCCTCCGTTTCCGTTGTTTTTGTCAACCAAACAACTATACTTCAAGTACCATTTCTATTTAGCGCCATTTTGGGGCTTGGTAGGATGCAGCGGATCCTCATCGATCCACCACCCGTAAGCGTAATGCCCAAAGGCGTTGTCCACCTGGTTGCGGCCATATACGCGGCAATCCTGCGGGATGTCGATCTCGCAGGAGTCCGCGATAAAACGTTCCGGCGGCGGCAGCTTGGCCCGCAGGGACCGAGACGCCACCCACGGCTGCACGCCCACCGGTATCTTGATCCCGTCCGTGCGCTCCTTGCAGTAATATTTTGCGGTGCGCCGGTATGTGTCATACGGGTCCCGCCCCAGACACAGGAGCGGGGCGCCGCTGACGTAACCATAGGGCCAGAGATCCTCCATGACGATAGGCGGGAAATCGCTGTACCGCACGGTAAGGTGTATGTGGTAGCGATGGTCGCCGTGCAGGCCCTCGATGCGGTACACATAGTCGATGGGCTCCGGATGGCGCTTGCGCATCCGGTACAGCATCCGCTCCCAGAGCTTCCGTACCCCGCGAAAAGTGTCCGGGAGATACTCGTCACCGAATGACAGGTCGTAGCTCCAGCCGTCATACCCAAACAGGGCAAGATACAGCTCCAGCCGGTCCACCGGCCCGCGGCGGACAGAGGAATCCCGAGGCGGG